GGACAACGGGCGGGGGAACGCCGTCGATGGTGAAGGGTGCGATCGTGAGCGTCTTGGTGTCGGCCCTCGCCGCCGTGATGACGAACCCGAGCGTCACGCCGCAGATGATGCCGCGCCAGAATACGTGCTTGTTCATGGATTGTGCCCCTTCACCCGTTCCCACACCCACAGGCCGATACCGCCAACGATCGCGGACAGGAACGTCCACACGACCCGGCTCAATGACTTCTGTGCCCGGCTGATGTCACGCTCGACCGACTTGACACGCACGAGCAGGCCCGCGTTCGGATCGCTCCCGCCCATGATGTGCTTGTCCATCCGATCGACCTTCTCCGCATACTCGCCCTTGGTCTGCTTCTTGTGGGCGATGGTGAGCATGACGTTTGCACCCTCGCAGTCGCGGGCTTCGAGTTTGCCAGCGGCATACTGCGGTTCCAGCCCGGCCGCCTCTACAAAATCCAGCAACTTCGCGGCGAACGCTTCGAGGATCCAATCGGAGATGACGCGTTCGGATCCGTCCGGCAGGTAGCACCGGAGTTTGAGGACGATCATCTCGTTGCCACTCTCGCTGGTCTTGTCAGCCGCCGACTCAACAAGAGCCTCGTATTTTCCCTCGGGAATCAGGTTCTCGGATGCGATCTGCTCGCGGGTCTTGGGTGTGATTCTCATTGCGCGGACTCCAACTTGGGCTTGCGGGTGTTCAGGAAGTCGATGCACTTGGCCACTTGCTCGGCCGACATCTCGGCCAGATCCTCGGCGTTTGCGGCCTTGAGCCACTTGGCGATCAGGGCATCCCGATCGGCTCGGACCTGTAGAGCGTCGTTGAGTTCGGTCAACTGGTCGGCCGTGGGCGGGACGATGGCGACGGACTCGCGTTCGATCAGGTGGCGGCCGTAGCGGGTGGCAACCTCGTCGTAGTTGAAGGCAATCACCTCATCGAGCGGGAAGGCTTCGATGCGGGTCTTGCGGATGGTGCCGATGCGATCCTTGCCGCGCCGCCCAACTTCAATCACCAGATCAAAGAGGTAGTCCAGCCCGTCGTAACAGTCGTAGGTGTTGCCCTCTTGGACGGCGGTGTCCTTGCCCTTCTGGTCCTTGGCGCGGACCCACTTGGGCTTGGCGTGGCTGGTGATGATGACATTCATATCCAGCCGGGTGAGAAGGTTCAGCATCCGCTTGATCGTGCGGTTGGCTGGCCCCTTGTGGCGGCCGAAGTCGGTGCCGACTTCCTCGGCCGCGCGGTCGAGCAGGTCGTTGTAGATGGGAGTCAGCGGGTCGATGATGAGGGTCTGGTACTCGTGCTTCTGCACAAGCAACGCCCGCACCTGGTCGATGACTTCCTCGGGGTCGTTGGAGAACATGTAGACGGCTCCGGCATCGTTCATCAGCCGGACGTATTCGTCGTTCTCGGCACCCTTCTCGGTGTCGATGACGTACGGGCGGGGGAACTGGATCGCCGATGTGGTCTTGCCTGCGCCTGCGGGACCATAAAGCAGCATCTTGAGCCGCTTCTGCACCGTGGTCGGTGGCTTGGCCTTGAGGGTGGGCGGTGGACGGGTTGCAACTGCCATACGAGACTCCTTACCCGGTTGAGCGGCCGGTTCCGCATTGGTTTCAAGGCGGGCGGTCAGCGTTGGCTGGCCGCTCGCTGTTGATTGTGCTTGTACTGGGCCTGCATCCCGGCGATGGCACCTTGCTCGTACACCGATTCCAGAATCGCAACGAGCGAGCGGGCGGCTTCCGCTTGATCGCGGCCCGGAGCCCGGAGGAACGCGACCGCATCGCCTTGATTCAGGTCAAGCGGGGTCGTCGTGTAGTACGTTTCTTTGGCGCCAAGGGCGACGGGGATAGCTTGCAGAGTGTCAGCAAACGCGCTGCCCGCTGGTCGGGTCCAGATCCAAAGCGTGCTTGCTGCGGACGGTCCGGCGGGCGCCGAGATCGTGATCTGTTCAATGACCTCATCGGTCTGCGCCACGTATCCGCCGACGTAATCAGGTACTGCCAGCGCGGTAAAACTTCCTGCGGTGTTCGTGCCGACAAAGTTACCAGGCACCCAGGACGTGATCCCAAAACCACCGCCGGTTACGTCAGGCCCAAGGACCGCGAGCACGACCGGCGCAGTAGTCAGCACGAGCTGGTTGAGCGCGTCCTCTACCGTCTTCGGCACTGGCGACCATGGCCCAACGAGGCCAGGGGTCGGCACTTGGTCGGCAAGGACTACGGCCTGTTTCCGATTGCGCTCTTGTGGGTATCTATCAGCCATAAGTGAATCTCATGCCCTGATATGCCAACACGGGTCCGCATGTTGTAAGCGGTTGCGCTCCAAGCTACTCACGCCCTCACCAGCCGCACATTGCAGTTGCTCAGGACAGGGCCGCCGGCAGGGTTGTAGAGGCAGATCTTTTCGCCCTGTGCGACCTCGCCGAGGATCAGCCTGTCCCAAAAGCGGTAGATGCCGGCGCCGGTCAACTCCCCGGAGATCGGCTTGTCGGGCGCGAAGGGGACGTACCGAAAGCCCCCCGCATCGAGCACCCGCTTGCGCAGCACAAAGACCTGATTGGTCCCAGTGCCGTCCGTCTCACCTTCGATCTCCAGCACGTTGCCGCTGCCATCGAGTGTGACGACTGCACCAGCAGCCATCGTCGGCTCAGTGTTGACCGCCGGAATCGTAACCGTGTGACCGATTGGCACGAAGGCTGACATGAGTGACACTTTGGCAAGCGTCCCGCCAACATGTCAAGCGGCTATGACAAAAATGTCGTGGTGCTATGACAAAAATGTCAGCCCAGCAGATCGGAGAAATCAGGGTCAGCGTAGCAGCGACAGTTAACCGCCTCGCCTGGGTGGCCGTCAGACGGTGGCGAGTTCCATGCTATCGAGTCTCCGTCTAGGGCTTCGTGCTCTTCGCGCACTCGATTGTCGCGCACAGTCCGCCACACGTATCGCGTCACGCCAAGGTTGGTTTGCCGCTGCTTGTTGATGTCGCCAAACAGCTTCCCGACTTGGTCCCTGGCTATCAGTGCGGCCCGGCTTTCCGTGACCTGCCCGGCGTGCGCTAACCTGCCTGCGATCGTCTCCCAGCGCGAGCCCGATACCACGCCGTCTTGGACGATTTCGGCTATGTCGTCAGCCATGCGCTGACCAAGTCCCGTGACAAGTTGCGCATTTGTTTTCGCAAATGTCACGAGCTGAGCTGGAACATTGCGGTCTAACCCTGCGAGCTTGCGGACGTCGATAGACACCGAGGCCCGCGCCTGTTTGGCCAACTGAGCCCGCTGAAAGTCGGACGTTGCCGCGCCGTACTTGCTCGCGATCGGCAGTATGGACTCTGCTTTGATGGCCCGTGCCAACTTGTCAGCCGTCCGCTTGACCGCTCGCGCCACGTCGCGATCGTTGTCCGTGCGCACCGGCTCAGGCTGCGGCCACTCGCGTTCAAGGTTGCTCACGAGCTCCGCAAGCAGGTCAAGCAGCACGCGCACAGCCGGGCCAAGCGCAGCCCGGTACTCCGCCGCGATTCGGTCAGGTCTCGCGGCCCTAGGTAGTCGGCGCTGCGCCATTCGTAGCCTCTTGAGCCTTGGCAATCACTGACGAGTTGCGTGCCTGGTACTCGGCAATCGACACGTTACCATCGGGCCATGGAGGCAGCCCAAACTCGGCGCGCTTTTCGTTGACCGTGATGATCGTCGCTAGGTCGGTCGGTGTTAGCTCGACACTGCGTGTCTGTAGTGCCACGTTTTGAGGCTCCGCTTTTGATTGATCGGACTCGGTCGGAGGTGACGCAGTGACAGAGGACAGAGCCAGCGACTCGGAGATGTCCGGCGCGCTGTCCACTTCCGTCTCGGCGCTGTACTCCTCGCCGCCAAAGCGCGAGCTTCGCAGTTCCTCCGACGTGACCAGGCCCATGTCGTAATTGATCTGGTCCGTCTCTGCGACAACCTTGCGCGTCTCGGCCTGCTCTTTGGCGGTCGGCTGCCACAGCGGCGGGAACTTGAGCGCCCAGTTTGCAGGCTCAATCCCCCGCGTCGGTCCTGACTTGCTGGCAAAGAGGAGCTTGAGCAGCCGCTCGTACGCTGGCCTGACCCGCTCAGTTTGATAGGCGGCTACCGCGTCGTACCAATTGCGAGCGTCGCCTTCTCCTGTCGCATTGAGCCCGGTCGCCGACTGCCCGAATAGCTTACTGAGCGGCATCTGTGCAGCCGCTGCCAGCAGCTTGGACACTTCGGCCAGCACTTCGGGGACGCCCGCCAAGCTCGTCGTCTTGCGTTCGTACTCTTCCTCGGAGTCGAGCAAGATCGTCTTGGCGATCGACCGGCCAAACTCAATCGCCTGTGCGCGGGTCGCGACTGCCTCGGGACTGTTGGCGGCGACGATGGCCGCGAGTCCCTTGATCTTCATGATGGCGACGGAGAAATCCGTCATCGTGTAGCCGACGCCGAGAAAGGACATGTTGAAGATCCGCAGCACGTCCCACACCAGGGACAGCACCGAGTCGCCCCATCCGTCATTCGCCGTGGGGTTTCGGTCGGTGACGCGGCGGCCTG